TCAGTCCCACGGCAGCATAAAGCTTCTCAAGGAAGCTTCCGCCACCCTGCGCAGGTTCGGGATCTACTTCGCCCCCCGGAGCTAACATCATATCCGGGCGCCTTGCGCCTGCTTTGAGCGCTGCGCTCTTCTTGGGTCCCAGATTTACCAGACCTCCCCGAGCCAACGCAAGATCTTGTCGATGCGTGCCGGGCTCAGATGCGCCTCCTCCTCCGCCGCCTCCGAATGTTGCCCCAGCGATGCCGCCAGCGGCTAGTCCGATGGCCGCCACAGAAGCCCACATTGCCAGACTTGTGCCGCCCGTAAAGGGGGCTGCGATCAAAGCAGCCACGCCAGCTGCGAGAAGCCCCACCTTCATAAAGCGCACCATCGCAGATTCGGCATTTCCAAACCACTGTCCGATCTCACCCAGGAACTCCACTGTCGGAACAATAACGTCTTCTATAAGGGGGCGCATATCCACCAACATAGTCTGGAAGGCATTCTTAAGCTGATCCATTATCTCTTGAGAATTCTGTGCTAGTTCGGCTAATTCTTCTTGTTGTAGCGCCTGCAGTTCCATTTCAGCGGTGGACATCTTCATGATACGAGACGCATCTTCGACAGACATTCCCAGTGCTGCAGCCATTGCCTGCTTCTCGTGGCGATTCATAGCCTCGAACTGTACGCCTGATGCGTCAATAGAAGACTTCAGAAGATCAATTCGTTGTGCCTCAGATGCATTCAACATATCAATAGAGTTAAGATAGGGACCGCCCAATAGGGCGTTAAGACGACCAACAGATTTGGCGGCGCCATCAAAGGTATCAAACTGCTTGGCAATCCCCATGAGTTTTCCTACTTCAATGCCGGTTGCCTTGGACTGCTTTGCCAATCCTTCAAACACATCAATGGCGCCATTGCCATACTTAGAAAGTTCTGAGAAGGCACCCTGGAAATCGGATGCCATCTTACTCATTGAGACGCCTAAAGACTTAGCGGTGCCTGCCAGTCTGAGCATGACATCGTTTGATGCTTCAACACTCATCCCAAGGGAGCGGCTCATTTGGTCAAAGATTTTAGCCGTTGTCTGACCGCTTACACCAAGCTCGGTAAGCAGCAACGTGGTATCTAACACGACGCCGCGTTCGCTCTCGCTCAGTTGGGTATAAGCCGAAAAGCTATCATAGAGAATATTGAAACCTTTTCCAGCCTTCTCAGCACCCACACCAGCATACTGCAGTCTCTGCTGCGTTTGCGTTATTTCAAGATTATATTCTTTGCCGGCGCCGGTTGCCTTGCGAAATGCCGAAATTGCTTTGTCTTGAGCTTTAGCCAGCTCCCAGGTTCCATTAACAATGGCATCAAAGAATTTCAGGGGAAGATTTTTGGCAAAATCTGCGGCGCCGGCTGCTAGTGCTTTGAATCCGCTACCACCCGAAGCCTTGACCTTGCGAAATTGCTTGCCTAATTGATTCAGATTGTCACCAAATCCGCCTGTCTTAAGGGCAGTCCCTGTGATTTTCTTTCCAAGCTCTGAAAAATGGTTAGCGAGCCCTTGCTCGCCTTTTAACCTCTTCTGTGTATTCGTTAGTGTCTTATTGAGGTCTTTCTCCTCTGTTTTCAGAACAACGATGGAGGCAGTAAGGTTATCATTTTCGCTTGCTAGCAGGGCTACAAGTTGTGCGTTGTCCTCTTCGAGCTCCATGAGCGCTTTGTTAGCCGCTATCTCATCTTGCGCAGTTTTAATGGCTTCCAGTTTTTGCAGGCGCGCGTTTTCGGTTGCGATCGTCGCCTCCTGCAGTGCTTTTGTGTACCTGGAGCTTATTCCTTCTGTAAGATTGGAATAGAGTTCGTCTGTTTTGGCAAGTTCCTCATTAAGGTCAATCAGTTTTTCCCTTTGGGCGTCGATGTCGGCGGTGTCGATGGCGCCGAGTGGTTTCCGGCGCGCTTGAGGAGAGGTGCCCTCGCCGGCGGCGCGCGGGGATGAGCCACTGCTCGACTCCTCCAAGCGCTGGAGCAGCTTATTAAGATTTTGGACTGTTGCGTCGGTAAGTTCGGCCATTTAAAATTTACCCCTACTTAAACGGCCATTTTAAGCCGGTTTCAAACTCAAATTGGCGAACTGCATCCTGAAGCTGATACTCACTATACATGGTCTGGGCATCATTAAGACCATGTTTTACATAGGAATCCATATATCGCTTTTCACGCTTCAGGGCGGTGAAAAAAGCAGTAATCTGCGCAGGATTGCCCCCCACTGATACTTTTATGTCGGGGGCATCACCTGCGTACAAGCTCTGCATAAGCATATAGATGTCATTAGCAAATTGGCTTGTAACATCTTCCGTAAGGTAAGTATTATTTTTATGGTTTAAATCAATATGAATCGTTTTTGACATGCACGAACGCCCTCATTAAATAAATAGTAGAAAAACCAAAAAGCCAAGCCTATTTGCGTTCATATGCTTGCTTGGCTTGTTCGTTTTGTTGCTTGTATTCTTTAATTAGTCTTTCGACGAACCAACGGCGCAGCTGGACGGGGAGGTTATACGCTTCCACAAATGACCAGCTTCCATGGTGCTTGAGCACGAATAGCTCTTCATAAACTTCTGCTTGATAATCAGGTGGTAGGCCAAAAAAACTCTGCCGTTAACGGCATTACCACCTTTCCACCGTAGGAGCATGTCTCGCATGTGAATTCATGGCTCATGTCTACGTCAGGCTTCAAAATTTCATACACCTGTCTTAAATGGCGAGAGTCGCGAGCAGGCATTAAATCCACAAAGCGCGCGATCATACTAAGATCTGTTACGCCATTGAGTGAAGTAATGACGGCTTTAAGCAAGTCAGTGCTACGTGAATCAGGGAGATTTAGTTTCTTCTTTTTCTCCACAGAAGCTGACAATCTTTTCTCTTCTCCGGAGGTCAGCAAACAAACTTCTACAGTAACTCCGGTTGTAGGCAGCGTGAACGTAAAGGTACCGGAGTCGGTCGTCTCCACTTCGTCGGGAACTGTGTCCGCGTAATACAAACTTAACTCTTCCAAATCAAAAGATGTTTCATTAACTCTAGCACAGCTGGGACAGCTTACCTGTGTTACATAATCTGATCCAAAACCAGTAATACGTGCGGCTACAACTAGTGCATTTTTATCACCGATCAAAAAATCATCAAGGTCAACCGTTTTATCAGTCAATAGAGATTGTAACATCCTATCGAGAGCTAGTCCCTTACGAAGGAGCGCTTCGCTGGTGAGGATATCTTCCTCTTTTGCCGTCATGTGTCGAATTTCAATACTCTCGATTCCCGCGAGGGGGCTGTCGCCTGTATAGAAACGCCCCTTGCTGGGGAGATCCACGAATTCGGTGGGGGTTACAAACGAAAAAATATCATTTGTTGTTACTGCTGCGGGAGTCGCAGACGTATCTTCAGGGGTTGGCGCTGCAAACCGCTCTGAGTTTCTTTTTCTAGCCATTAATTACCTACTTTCTTTGAGGTGGGCTCCGGAACTTAGCCAGCAGCTGCATCAACCGCGGGACCAGATTGGTACCTAGCCCAATCATACCGCATTTCGACCGTAACATTAAGTAATTCCGTATCATTGTCATAACTTAAATCACCGAAAGTGGCGTTGGTCACAAAGGCATTCTCTAAGCGCCACGTACCAACAGTACCGCCCTCACCATTAACTTCTTCAATGGTGACAAGACCCAACTGCCGCAGCGCGTCGGCCTTATTAACAGTACCCGGGGCATGACCAGAATTGAAAATCTCTTCTTGTTTATTGGGGTCCAAATATCCCATTCCCGTCAGGGCGTTAAGGAGAAGCTGGTTGCTGTCAGGATTGACTGCGTTTACAATGGTAGCTGTTACTGTGTTCCACTCGACCGAGCCAGGATAGTAATAAGTGTTGCCCAAAAACTTATGGGGCGACTGTCCCACAGTGTAGCCGGGCTTTGTGACCGACTTTGCAAGGTAAGTAGCATACGTAAACTTTTGCTCAGCATTCACAAGTCCTGGGATTTCCAAGATAAAGCGATGTGCTCGTTTAGGCTCTGATAAAGCGCTGGTCCAAAATGGCATTGTATAAGTTCTCCTTGTAAGTCCTAAGTTATATAGTGTGGGAGATTAAAACCTCCCCCAATATTAATCATCAAATGATGCTCCTGTTCGTGTGATGTTGAAATCAATTGCAATGTACTCGATCGCCCGGGTCGGCTTCAAGAAAATTCGTGCATACATGATGTTCCTATCAACCAAATCCGGCGTAGTCGTTGTATCATCCAGGATGAGCTTATAATCCGACAGACCAAAGTTGGTCTTGATATCGGCCAAGATAGGCTCGACGCTAGAGATAAAGCGATTCCACGTAGTCTTCACGTTCGGATCGAACAAGAGAGTGGCGGCAACCTGAGAGATGCGCTTCTTCACGAAGATCATGAGCCGGCGCACGTTAATACGGTCCAGAGCGGAAGGAGTAACCTGCAGGGTCTTCTGACCGAAGATTACAATGCCTTCTGCGGGGAACTTAGCAATCGGGTTAATGTTTGCAGCATAGAGATCATCACGATCCTTACGACGCAGCTGATGGGATACATCAGTAACCGGAATACCAGCGGCACCCTCGGTAAGTCCGCCGCGGTTAAAGCCTGCGGGAGCAAACCAAACCTGAGTCTTCTTTTGCGAGCTTGAGAAAGTTCCCAAAGCGGCAACAGAAGGCGGCAACCAAACCATAGCACCGTTAATAGTGTCGCGGCAGCGCAGCCACGGGTAGAAAGTACATGCGTAAGAGCTATTGATAGCCCGCGTACGCAGGTCATTGATAACCGTAGCCAACTCGGCAGCCGTATTATTACGGGCTGACGTAGTGCCTTCTGCACGCGCCTTGTATCCACCCTGAACGTCGATAACCGCCAGAGCGTCGGCACGATCTTCACACACATTAATGAGTTGTGAAGTAAGACCGGGTTGCTTGAGTCCGGGGATGGTAGCAAGGTTCATCTCAACAACCTCGGGGTCGGCGAGAGAATCGATACTACGGCGAATAGTGTTAAACGTGTAGCTGTTATCATCCGTGGGGCTTGTACCGGTCCACTGACTATTGCGGAAGGGGTCAAGCTCTGTAATATCGAGCCCGTCGAAGCCACCATACATGGGTACAGTGAATCGATCGTAACCGGCGTCCAAGACGCCCGATACGGCGCCACTCGTATTAGTAAGAGCAGTACCGAGAGCATGCGAACCAGAAGCCCAGATACCATTTGCCTTTACATCGTCAAGACTAAAGTACATGGAGCGCTCACGAATGCCTGCGGAGACGCCGGCGAACATATTTGCTACTTCGCCACCACGTGGTCGAAGCATATCAATAGTCGAGCCATCAAAGACAGTTCCGCCAGTTGTTCGACTGGTCTGCATACCAAAGTAAGCATCTTGGGTGTTGCTTAGATCACCATCCGAAGCGCTAAGTCGCAATTCGGGTGCGGGATAAGAGACGGAAGCCGTTAACTTGCACGTGTAGCGCATGTAGAGTTTGTCGCCGGCCGCAGAGTCTTCGGCAACCGAGCTGCTGACAATCAAAGCACCAGTACTGATAGATCCGGTAAGAACGCCAA